ATGAAGTACCTGGTTTAGATGAAACTCCAGAATTATCAAGAGTAAAGATTGAAAGTACACAGGCAGTTGCCTTAACAAAGGCTAAAGGAAAGGCAAAGAAGGTAATGTCCAGTTTACTTAAGTGAAGAAATCATCGCAGAGCATGAATATATTCAAGCAAAATCTAATTTAGATGAATATGCATTAGGTATGCTTATCAGACAAATGGAGAATAGTGAAGTTGCAATTTCACAATTAATGGATATTATTAATGAAGGTGATGTATCCCCAAGAATGTTTGAAGTACTTAGTGATTTACAAAGAACCTTATTGGATATTATTAAAAGCCAAACAATGTACATGGTGGCTATTGAAGAAAATGCCAAAAAGACTTCTAGAGATATTGATGTTTATCATGGAAATTCAGAGAGTAGTAATAATAAAAAACAAAGTGGTGTTAAGTCAAGGGGTACTAAAGATTTAATGCGAGCATTACAAGAAACAATTAACGAAGAAGATATACAAGATGTCGATAGCGATGAAAATGAAGAATAGTTATATTCTTACACAAGAAATAGTAAAAGGTGAAAGAAGAACTGATAGCGGCTTAATACTCCCTGATGAAAAATATAATAGGGTAGCTTTAGTGATTGAAGCAGCCGATGGCCTAGAAGTAAAGAAAGGCGATAAAATAGTAAAAACAATAGGTAAGGGTACTGAATATACATTGGATGGAGATAAGTTTGAAATCCTTCATATAAATCATGTTCTTGCCGTAATAGAAGAAGATGGCACAGAAACCGCAAGCGCCTAGCGCAGGATTTGATTTTAATGTTGGTAAAGCTAAGCAAGCATTTTCATGGTCAAGTGAAAGTGTAGAACAGTTAATGTTTGCAATAGAAGAAGGTTATAAGCCTGCGTCTACTCCATTCTATGAAGGTAATCCTAATTTAAGAAAAGGTAATATTGTATTTAATTATACGTCTGATGAAATAAAGGAAATTAAAAAGTGTGCAAAAGATATTGTATACTTTGCAAATACATACTGTACTGTAATGACCGATCATGGTTTACAGACAATTAATTTAAGACCTTATCAGGAAGAGATGCTAAGGCAATTCCAAGCAGAGCGATTTAATGTATGCTTAGCAAGTAGACAGGTAGGTAAAACAATTTGCTCATCTATTTTTATTGCTTGGTATTCATTATTTAATTTTGATAAGAATTCTTTAATACTTTCAAACAAAGGTGCAACCACAAGAGAGATCATTGATAAAGGTAAAACTATATTAGAACACTTACCTTTCTTTTTAAAACCTGGTACACTTAAATGGGATGTATTTAATTCTAAGTTTGATAATGGTTGTAGAATAATTGGTCAGACTACTACAAAGAAAGCAGCAATCGGTTTTACTATTCATTTATTATTTATGGATGAGTTTGCGCATATACCTGCAAATTTTGTTGATACTTTTTATGAAAACGTGTATCCTACAGTATCTGCATCAACAAATTCAAAAGTAATAATAACAAGTACACCTAATGGTTTTAATAAGTTCTATGACATCTATACGGCTGCTGATAAAGGGCTAAGTGAATATACACCATTCCGAGTTGATTGGTGGGATGTACCAGGTAGAGATGACGCATGGATGAAGCAAGAGGTTGCCAACTTAGGTAGTGATGAGGCATTTAATAGACAATATGGAAATCAGTTTATAGCAGGCTCATCATTATTATTAGGTGCTGATAGCCTTAAAAAATTAACAACGAATCAAATAGATTTTGTGCATAGAGAAATAATTGAGTTTGATGATGAGGATGTAGATTATTCTGGTTTACTATGGGATCCTGAATTTAACTTGGATGATGCTGAAGAAGATGAAAATTACTGGGTATTCTCTGTAGATATTGCAGAAGGTACTGGTGGTGACTATTCTATTATAAATATTTTTAAAGTAGAAATCATGGAAGAGGTGGACTGGAAAAAGGTAACTTCCCCAGGTAGCTTTATTGATTTTTATAGAATTAGACAAGTTGGAAGATTTAGAAGTAATAATCATACAATAGAAGAATTTGCAAAATCTCTTTATATTTTAGCTTATGATGTTTTTTACTCTGAAAATGTAAAACTAATTATAGAATGGAATTTATTTGGTGGCGAGTTAATAAAAAGAATGGAAACAGTTTTTCCACAAAGAAATGATTTTGATGAAGAATCTGTTGTTAAGTTTAAACATAGGATAGATGCTAAAACGAAACAATTTGGATTAAAGGTTAAAAAAGATAATAAACCTATATTTTGTCAAAACTTTAAAAAATATATTACACAAAATAAAATTATAATAAAAGATAAGCAGACTGTTTATGAAGCAGCAACATTTGGTAAATTACCGAATGGAACTTATGCTGGTCAATTAGGTCATGATGATTTAATAATGACATGTATAAATAGTTCTGAAATCTTTTTTACTTTAGACTTCTCTGATTTTGCTGAAGAGCTTCATGATGTTGCTGAACAGACTATTCAAGATAAAATTGATGTCATCTTAGATAGGGATGCAAAAGGAGGTCAACTTAATTTTGATATCTACGACCTGGTATAAAAAGTTATAGGTTAGTGGATATATAAAAAAAGCAAATAAAAAAAATAATATAAGATGGCACTAGATCCGAAAATCGCTTCGATTAAAGCTGCAGGAACATACAGATTTGAATTTGACAAATCACAAGTAGTTAGTATTCCTGCTAATCAGACAAGATTAATTGTTGGTTTCTCCAAAACGGGACCTTTCAATACTCCGGTATTTGTACCTGACACCGCATTCTTTAAACAAGTTTATGGTGACATTGACAGAAACCTAGAAAGAAAGGATTCATTTTTCCACAGAAGCTGTTTAGCAGCATTGGAAAGAGGACCGATTCTTGCACTTAATCTATTAAACTTAACTGCTGCCGATAAGGTAGAGTATATTAAATTTGGTACGGCTGCTACCCCTGACATTCAGGATAATGCCGGCGCCTTAGGAGAATATCAAAAAATGTACAACAGAGATAAATTCTTTTATCCTGACTCAGATGCATTCTTAGACAATGTAAATGCAAATAAACTTGACTTTAATTCAGGTACTACAAATGATTTATTAGATTTTACCAATTTAGGTCAAAATCCAGTTTCAGTTATTGTAAGAAAGGCATCTGCCGCAAACTCTACAGGATTTAATGTAACTGCTGAAGAATGGTATGGTGCTGCAAATGTACCAGGATTTTTAGATAAAGATAGTTTAGTATCCGACTTTTTAGTAGATGTATTTTTAATAGAAGGTAACTTTGGTGGAGACTTTGGTTCTGCAACACCGTATGAAAGGTTTGTAGCAGATCCAATTTACCAACAATATTTTGATAAAGTACAAGGATTGAAAAGAAGAGTTTTTGATTCGGATTCATCTGATACAAAAATTGCACAATTCTTTAATGAATCAGAAGTTAATGTAGTTGCAACTTATACTGCATCACTGCTTCCTAATTTTACAGACCTATTAGGTAATAACCTTTTTATTGAAAAAGTTATTAATGCTGATACGGCAAGCACTGGTATATTCGTCGCAGTAAATGAAGATTTATTTGACGGTGATACATTAATTGATGGTGTTGCTGGCGGAATTGATATGATAGGTCATAACCTTGAATATACTCAAGCTAATTCATTCCAGGAAGATGTTAATTTCTTATCTTACAGTGGAGCTGTTGTTTCAGATGTAAGTTATGCTGGTACAGGAACAACTCCTAATACAGTATCTGCAACAACTGAAGCTATTAATGTAACACAGTTAACAAGTGGAGATATACAAATACAAGTAGTAGGTTCTGCTGGTGATCCATTATGGGATGCATTTTCAGGCTTTACTAAAAACTCTGCTACTGCTGTAGGAACTTACATATTAGCAAATACTGGTACAGGAGCTAAATATGTTCCGGTAATATCAGTACAGATCGTAGGAAATACAATTACCTTATTATTATCAAGTGTTGGTGGTATTATACCTGCTGATTTTAGTAATGTAACTGGAGCATCATATACTTATATTAACGAAAGTGACTTTGGGTTTGTAACAGATGAGGCTATATTAGCCGATAATGCAAATGCAAATATTATAGGTGGATATGGTTCAACCTTATATAGCCAATTCTCAAACGGTACTCTTACTGATGGAGATGAAGCGGTATATGAAAATACAATTGGTGGAATTACTACACAAGATACTTCATATTTAGTATTCAATGCTGTAGATTATCCTGCGATTCATACTGCAAGCCCAACAACGGCATTAACAACAGTTCCAATCTCAGATCCGGCTTATTACTTACCATCTGTTCAGATAACTCCTTATGAAGAAGATGGTTTTAATAATTTAACACCACATGATCAATTTACTTTAGATCCTGCTAATGGAGGTTTCTTTTTAGATACTGATGCTGATCCTTATGCTGCAGGTACATTAGGAATACAAACACTAAAAGGTGCAAACAATGTTTCTATAGATATTATCTCAAACTCAGTTACTGAAACTGGGCTAAAGCCTAACCAAGTATTAATAGCATCTGATAATCCTGATGCTGCTGCTATAGTTGTAGGAAACTATTTAGTACATTCTGAAGGCTCTCCTTCTGGTGTAGCTCACTCAAGGTTAACAAGAATTAATGTTGTACAAGGTGGATTGACAAATGCTGAGTTTAGTACTATTCCTGCGAACAAATCTGCATTATTAGTAACATGCCAAAGCGAAATATCAACAACAACCGCTGCAGGTATTGTTAAAGTAGAGTTATATTACCCAATAGATAAGTGGATTGATTATTTAAATATCTTTACATTGGATGGATTTAAGTTAACTTCAACTCATGTACCTAATGGAACTAATGATAGACAAGTTGAAATCTTAAACGGTACTTTAAATGGAACTAATCTATTTAAGGCATTAACTGATAGAGATGTAATTAACTTTAGATATATTGTAGATACATTTGGAAACGGTATTGAAAGTGGATCTAAAGCGATCTATACAATATTGGCTTCTACTAGAAAGAATGCATTCGCAATATTAAATGCACCGTCGGCTAAAGACTTTAAGAGTAATACAGATCCTTCATTTAAAGATCTAACTGGAAGTTTATCATCTAGGTTTATTTCAACTGGTGGTGATCTTTCATTGAATCCTACTGTTAGATACTCATTACCATCTCAAACACAAGGTGCGAGTTGGGGAGCATTCTATTATCCTTTTATTACTATTAGGGATTTAGGTAGAAATGTAAATGTTGTACCAGCTGCATACGTTTCAAATAACTTTATTGCAAAATATGAAAACGCTTTACCGTGGTCATTAGTTGCCGGAGTTCGTCGAGGTGTTGTAGGTGGAACTGGAGTTGTAGGATTAGAAATTAATCTTGGAAAAGAGGACAGAGAATACTTAGAACCATTTGGATTGAATCCGATTGTATTCCAAAGTGGAACTGGTCCAACAATCTTTGCAAATAAAACTGCACAGCAGACTACAAAATCTGCATTAAGTTCTATTAACTGTAGAGAGGTTGTAATTTACATCCAAGACGGTATCGAAGCAATCCTTAGAAACTATCTGTTTGAATTTAATACAGCACAAACTAGATTGGAAATTAAAACACTTGCTGATAACTTCTTAGCAACGGTTCAAAATGATGATGGTGTTTATGATTATAAAAACGTAATGGACGAAACTAATAATACTCCAGAAGTTATTGATCAAAATGTAGGTATCCTAGATACATATATTGAACCAGTAAGAGGAATGGAAATTCTCGTACAGAGAACAACCATTTTGAAAACAGGAGCTATTAGTTCAGGAAACTTCCAATAAGAGGAAACTAAATAAGAATATATAAAAAAAATAAAATAAACTATGCCACTACCACATTATACCCAATCAAGGGCCAGTAGCCAAAGGTACGAACCTGTTCAGCCTAACCTATTCGAGGTGACTGTATTTTCACCACTAGGGGATGATACGGGTTTAATCTTGGAGCAAGTTAAAACTATTGGAGGTTTAAATAACTTAAACCCTTCTGTAGATGCAATCGGACAGAAATACAAATTTGCTGATCGTTCATTTGCAAGTATGCCAGGTCAAACATTTATGGATCTGACTGTTAACTTTAGTCTTAACTTAAACGAAGCTAACGAAAATTACATTTACAATACATTCCGTAATTGGTACAAATTAATCTATGATCCATTGACTGGTGAAATGGGATTAAAGAAAGACTATGTAGGAAGTATGATCATTGTACAATATAACAGAGCAGGTGATATCTTTAGAAAGATTACTTGTAAAGATGTATTCCCTACTGGTCAACCTGATTTTGTAGATGAATTAAGTTATGAAACTCCAGACGCAGTTGATTTAACAATGACTTATCGTTGTGATCACTGGGTTGAAGAAAATGTTGGGGCTGCATAATAGCTTTTTAAATATTTTAAATAGAAAACTGGCTCTAGGGCCAGTTTTTTTATCTTCACTCTGATATATATTATAAATTATATAATCTAAACATATGACAATCTTTAAAGTAGTTAATGAAACCGATGGAAAAGTTTATGTAGGTTATTCGATTAATGATAACCCTAACAATTTAGGGGCAGGTAAATATATTAAAAGAGCAGTTAAAGATTTTGGAACAAGATCTTTTCAAAAAACTATTCTTGAAGAATTTGAATCTGAAGAATCATTAAGTCATATAATGGACAGGCTAGAATTTTGGATAAAAAATTATAAAGCCGATAATCCTAAATATGGATATAACGAAAGCGTACAAGAATTAATTCCACAAAAAAAGAGACTTACTAAAAAACTACAAGTTCTCTTAACACCAGAAGATGAAGATAATTTAAATTCAATCATCATCGAAAAATCAATGGAAAATAAAACAAAACCGTTGCCAGTATCCAAATATGTAAGACAGTTAATAGTTAAACATATAGTAGAGGAAACTGCACCTGAAAAACAATTAATAAAAACTAAATAATTATGAGTAGTCACGAAGACAATATTAAAAAAGAATTTGAGGCAGCTGAAGGTATAGTAGATACTAAAGCCGAGGTAAAAACAAATGAAGATGGTAAAATTACCGAGTTAGGTAAAGTAGATACTAGTAGAGGATCTGGTGTAACATCCATTGATGATCCAGAAATACAAAGAATACAAGCATTAACAGGTTATGTTAAATTAGACTTAATAAACTTTCCTTCTGGTGGACAATTTTATAGAGAAGATTTTGAAATTCATATTAGAGCCGCGAGAGTTGGTGAGATTAGAGAATTCTCTACATTAGATGAAGAAAATATTTTAGATGTAGATGAAAAGCTAAACTCGCTTCTAGTGAACTGTACAAAAGTTATGTATGGTAACCAAAGGGGATCCTACAGGGATGTATTAGAAGAGGATAGAATATACTTAATCTTATCTATTAGAGAGTTAACATTCAAAGAAGGTGAAAATAAACTGATGATGCCAGTTGGAAAAAAGAATTGTAAAACAGGGACTTGTAAATCTCAAGAATCTATGGAGCTAAGAACAGGCAATCTTCAATTTAATGATAAAGATGATTTATTAGAAAAGTATTATGACCATGAAAATAAATGTTTTACTGTTACAACTAAAAGCCACGGGTCATTAACTATTGCACCACCAACAATTGGTGTTATGAGATCTATTACCGATTGGATACGAAAAAGAGAAGAAGAAAATAAACCCTGGGATAAATCATCCTTAGCTATCTTACCTTACATTCAAAGAGAATGGAGAGGATTTAATGATAAAGAAATATTTTCAGCCGTTACAAATTTTCAAGGTTGGGATGCTAGCAAATACTCAATTATTTATAGATTGGTAGAGAAAGCAAAAATAGGAGTAAAACCGGAATTTGTATTTCCGTGTGATAGCTGTGGTGAGGAGGTCGCAGTTCCGCTCACGTTTCCCGGCGGGATCAAAGCTCTCTTTATTATTCAAGATATCTCTTCTGAACTTTTATAAAGTACGAGTACTATTATTAGAAAAGTTGCATCTCCAGCCTTCAGAGCTGGATTTGCTTCCTTACTATGAGTACGAATATACTTTAGAAATGTTTAATGAGATTCTCAAGGATCGTAACGACGAGGATAAACAGAATACTCAATCCTATTCGGATAAATATAATACGGACAGCATGTCTAAGTCTATGAGCAAACAGATGAGTTCTTTTAAAGCACCATCTATGCCTAATATTAGTATGCCAAAGTTCTGATAAATAAATAGATTGAATGGCCGCTGTAACTCTTAAAGATTTAATGGACCCTCTAACAAAAATAGAGGCTGCTGCACAGAGCACTAATGAAAAATTAGATGCTCTTATTGCAGTTTCTACTGGTGGAGGTGGAGGTGGTGATTTTACAAAGGAGGTTGTTAATCAGTTAGAAAAACAAACTGACTTACTTAGGGTAATAGCAAATTCTGGAAGTGATTCATCTAATTCAAATCAAGTAGGTTTATTAATAGACGAAGCATTTGCTCAGACTCAATTACTAAGTGCCATTGAAGCAAACACATCCAGAAATCCATTAGGAGGAATGTTTAGTAAAAAGGGTGGTAAGGCTAAGAAAAGTAATGCCGGGGCTACATTAGAAGATTTAGGTCTTGGTGCAAAACTAACAGCAAAAGCAATGATGCTGTGGTTATTAGTACCAAAGAAAGCTTTAAGTAAATTTAAAGGTTTTGTAACTTCTACACTAGACTCTTTTGAAAGTGTAAAACCTAAAAGAGTAGAAGCTGGGGCAAAGGCAGTGTCTTTAGTATCAGCAGCAGCAATGATATCGGCAAAGGCAATGATGAAGTGGCTGTTTGTACCTGAAAAGGCTGTTGATAAATTTACAAATTACATAATTAAGTTAGATAAAGCTTTATCTAAAACTCAACCAAAGAATGCAAAGAAAGGTGCGAAAGCCTTAGGTGCAATGGGAGATTCCATAATGAAATTCTCAAAAGCATTAGCTCTATCAGCAATATTACTTATACCTGGTATGTTAGCAATACCATTCTTAATATTATCTATGACGGTTGTAGGTGGGGCAATTGCATTATTAGGAGGTAAGAAACTTTCTCAAAGAATTGGTAGAGGAGCAAGGACTTTAGATAAAGTAGGAGATGCATTAAAATCTTTTGCAATAGGAATCGGTTTATTTGCACTTTCTACAATGTTTATTATATTAGCTCCACCTATTTTAATAGGAATGGTTGCTTCGTTGGTATTAATACCTGGTGCGATTGCAATCTTAGGTGGTAAGAAAATGTCTAAAAGAATCAGAAGAGGTGCATTAGGTCTTGCAATTTTAGGTGTAGCATTAATACCTTTTGCTTTAGGTTTAGCAATCTTTTCAATGGCTACAAAAGGTAATGGTATTGGTGATGTTCTTATTCAAGGTGCTACAATATTAGCAATTGGCGCCTCTGCTGCTTTAGTTGGAAAATTTGGAATATCTAATATTTTACAAGGTGCATTAGCATTAGCAGTTAATGGTTTAGGATTAATGGTATTTAGTTTAGGATATGTACCATTTGCAAAAGCTACTAAAGGATTAGGCTTAGGTGATGTATTAGTACAGTCTGGAATATTAATTGCAATAGGTGGAATTATGGCATTAGCAGGATTAGCTGTTGCTGCAACTGCAGGTGCTGCTCTCTTAGGACCTGTTTTATATGGAGCTGCCGGTTTAGCATTACAAGAATTGGCGCCTGGTTTACTTGACATGAAAAAGGTAGACTATTCGAAAAAAGATGCTGAAAATTTATCATTTACATTAGGTGCTGTTGCTGCTGCGTTTTCAGGTGTGGATCCTGAGGCAGGTTTCTTATCCAATGTAGGTAATGTATTTAGTAGAGTTGTACAAAGTGGTGCAGGTGTAGCCGCCGCTGCTATGTATGGTGCTGCTGGTTTAGCATTACAAGAATTATCAGTAGGTCTTACTAAATTTAAGGCAGTAGGATTTACTGAAGCAGATTCACAAGAGCTTGCTGTTGCTTTAGGTTCTGTTAGCGGAGCATTCGCACAAGCAGGTGGAGAACCTGCAAGTCCTGGTGGATTATTTGGTGCAGTATTTGGAAATACATTTAGCCCTAATGCTACCGAGAGAGGTATTGATTCTGTAATGGATTCTGGTAAAGCTCTTGCTGAAATTACAAAAGGGTTGGCTGCTTTCTTAGATCTTAAGAAGAAATATAAATTAGATGCAGCTGCATTTCAAGAAGGTGGATTCTTAGCTGTATCAATTGCAGATACTTTAGGATTCTTAAGTAAAGCGTTTGCTTCTATTGGAGGAATGGAAACTGAAGATTCTTGGGGTCCATTTAAATGGGACGAGAATAAAGTTGAAAAAGGTATTGATGCCGTTAAAGGTTCAGGTAGAGCTCTATCGGATATTACAGGTGGATTAAAGGCGTTCTTAGATTTACAAAAAAATTATGGATTAACTACTGAATCTTTCCAAGAAGGTGGATTCTTAGCAACAGCAGTGAAAGATACATTAGGATTTGTTAGTAAAGCTTTTGGTACAATTGGAGGAATGGAAGTAGAAGATGGTTGGGGTCCGTTTAGTTGGGATGAGAATGTAGTGGAGAAAGGTGTTGATGCTGTTAAAGGTGCAGGGCAAGAACTTACTAATATTGCAACAGGATTAAAAACATTCCAAGAACTAGTAGAAAAAGAAATTGACTTTAAACCTGGCGGTAAACTTGCAAACGCTGTTACTAATTCCTTATCATTTATATCAACTGCATTTAGTGCGATTGGGGGAATGGAAGAAACGGATGGATGGTTTATATTTTCATGGGATGAAAACTCTGTAGAGAAAGGAATTGATGCCGTAAAAGGAGCTGGTGCAGAACTTAGTAATATTGCAAACGGGTTAAAAACATTTGCGGATATGTCTACAACAGTTGACTTCAGTAAAAAAGGTAAACTTGCCACTGCGGTTAAAAATGCCTTATCATTCGTAGGTAGTGCATTTATGAAAATTGGTGGAATGGAAGAGACTGATGGTAATTGGTTATTTTCTTGGGATGAAAACTTAGTCCAAAAAGGTATTGAAAATGTAGATGGTGCTGGTACTGCATTAACTGATATTGCTAAAGGCTTACAATCATTTGCAGATTTAGAAAATCCAGCTGCTATTGCACAAAGTATAGAAACGATATTTACTTCTATAGGTGATACTTTTGTTAAGTATTATAAAGATCCTACATTTAGAAATGATTTGGATCATATGCAAGGATTTATAACAGAACTATCCACTTATGCACAAGACGGTTCATTAGCAAAGGCTGCAACAGATATTCAATCAATCTCTAATGCTGTGAATTCTATTGATTCTATGAAAGCTGATTCTTTTGCAAAACTATTTAAAGGTGCAGGTGAATTAAGCTCTAATGCAAAAGCATATCAACAATTAGCAGAGGCTGTTGAAGAGATAAAAGATATTATGAGTGGGCAAGGTGAAAGTTTTGGAGAGTCAGTAGGTAGAAGTATATCAGATGTATTCGGTGGCGGTGATGATAAGAAGAAAGAATCTGGTGGTATGGGTAAAACACTTGCAAGAATGAATTCTACTTTAGGAAGACTTAATTCAACTATGGGACAATTACCTGCATCAATTCAATCAATCAAAATCATAGTAGAAGATTAATTTCTAAAATCTTAAAACCTTTTTACATTTTAGCTATATAAAATTTAACAGAGAGAGTCTGGAAATAGTATAGTTTAAAAGTATAATATGGAAAATGTAAAAAACATAGTTTGGTTTGACTTAGAAACCACAGGAGTTAACACAAGTAGCGATAGAATTATCGAGATCGCAATGATAAAAACCGATTCTGAAGGAAATGAAATAGATTCTTTTCAGTCATTAGTTAATCCCGGCCCAAATGCAGTTATGAGAGAAGAAGCTCAGGACAAGCATGGCATATCACCAGAACAATTAAAAGATGCACCACAATTTGATTTAATAGCAAAAGAAGTTTTAGACTTTATTGATGATAGTGACTTAGGTGGATATAACGCGCTTTACTTTGATGTACCAATGCTCGTAGAGGAATTTATGAGAAGTGGTATTGCATTCTCGCATCGCCAAAGAGCTGTAGTAGATCCTTTTTTAATTTATTCAAAATATGAACGTAGAGATTTAAGTACTGCATATAAAAAATATACAGGAAAAGATTTAGAAGGCGCTCATAGAGCCGACGTTGATATTCGTGCAACAATGGAAATATTCCAAAAGCAAAAAGAACTTTATGATATGCCTACAACAGCAAAAGAAATTGATGATGTTGTAAATGAATCAAGAAAAGATCAAGTAGACCTTAGTGGTAAATATAAATTTGCTGAAATAAACGGTAAACGAGAAATTGTATTTAACTTTGGTAAAAACAAAGGTAAACCGTTTAAAGAAGTTTATGAAACGGATGCAAGGTATATTCAATGGATTATTGATAAGGGTGAATTCTCAAAAGAGGTAAAAATCATATCTCGTAAACTCTTAGAAAAAATGAGAGCTGAAAACCCTGTTATTTAAATTGTTAATAACTTTTAGAAAAAAGATCTCATTTTATTTTCAATTCCCAATTAAATTGATTATATTTATAATATAATTAAACAAACGGAATATGTCTAAATATCAAGAACTACTACAAAATCCTCCACGGTTAACCGTAAAGAAAGAAGCAAGAGAGGTAATTATTAAGACGGTAAGTTGTATGTGTGACAATGTACATTACCTTAAACTTAAGAAAAATTCAGAGGGTGATTTTAAAATGTCAGGTGGCGGATTTGCTTTATCTAATTGGCAAATGAAACATACATCACATGACATCGAATGGATCGCTGATGAAGGTAAGTGGAATCAGGTATTTAGAATGATTAATACCGGGACAGAAAAAATTGAATCTTTAAAAAGTAGATAATGGCAATAACAACAAAACCAATGCCTGGATCTGAAAGAATCCATGTAGACTTAAGCGGACCAGACGGTAATGCATTTGCATTAATTGGATTGGCTCAAAAATTAGCAAAACAACTTCACTATCAACCTGATGAAAGAGGAGAACTCACAACAGAAATGATGGGTGGAGATTACGATAACCTGTTAGAAATCTTTGATAAGCATTTCGGAGAATTTGTAACATTACATAAATAATATGAAAGAACCGACACCATACCGAATGATCACCGAAGAAGAACACATTGAAGAAATTCTAACAGAAGCATCTGCTTTTGGCTTAAGAGCCGAAGTAAAACAGTATGCTGAAAACTTATTAGATGAATCTCCAGAGATGGATCCAATTGATGCCTATACTCATGGGTTTGAGGAGTGGATTAAATAAACTATGGAAAAAGACAACGAAGGCAAAAAACTGAAAGAAGTTAAGTTAACTCAACAAGAATGGTTTGATGCTCTTCGTGTTCCAACACCTATAAGAAATAAAAAAAAGTATAGGAGAAAGAAAAAACATAAAGGTAAAGATGATTAATAGCGGTAAAGAATGGGCTTGGATGGATAACAATCAAAAGTTAAAAAAATCAATGGAGTTAGAAGAAAGAAGAGATGAGATGAAATGGGTAGAAAAAGTTTTAACTCACAAAGATAATAAAGGTATACATTATCCGGCGCTCAAACAGCTTATTAATCTTTATCATAACAAATGGGCAAATAAAACTAAAGAGTCAAGGCTCGTGGATATTTACCGTCAATATCTTAAGTCAATTTTAAGGAGTGAATTTGGTAGGTAATTAAACCTTTTAAAATTTTTCAATATAAAAATAAATCTAAAGAATGGCAGTAAGCATTGAAAAGAAATATCAGAAACTTACAGATACAGAACATGTATTACTTAGACCAGGTATGTACATTGGTTCTGTTAAACCTCATACTGAAGAAGTTTATCTTTTAGATAGAAGGAGTTGGAAATTGGTACCTAAAGAACTTACCTATAATCCAGGTTTCTTAAAACTCTTTGATGAGATCGTATCCAATTCGGTTGATGAACATAAAAGAAATCCTAAGCTTAATCAAGTAAAAGTTACTATTGATATTTCTACAAATAAAATATCCATTTGGGATAACGGTGGAATTCCTGTAGAAATTCATAAAAAGTATAATGAGTGGGTACCTGAAATGATTTTCAGTAATTTGAAAACTGGAAGTAATTTTGACGATACTGAAGAAAGAACCGTCGTAGGAACAAATGGCGTAGGTAGTACATTAACAAATATTTTTAGTAAAGAATTTACAATTGACACATGTGATAAGAAGAAAAGATTTACCCAAACCTTTTCAAATAATATGGCAAAGAAAACTAAACCTGCCATAAAATCACAGAAGAAAGGATTTACTGAAATTTCATACATTGCAGATTTTAAAAGATTTGGTATGAGTAAGATTGACAAAGCTTCAATTCAAATGATTGAAAAAAGGCTCTATGATATTGCTGCATGTAATCCTAAATTAAAAATCTGGTTAAATGAAGATCCTATTACTTTTAAATCTTTTAAAGAATACTCTGAATTATATACCACTCCAGTATTTTATGAGCAATCAGAAAATTGGCAAATAGGTATAGGTCATTCTACTTCAGGATTTAAAGCAATCTCATTTGTAAATTCCGTTGAAACAAAAGATGGCGGTAAGCATGTAGATAACATTACTTGGCAAATTACACAATTCCTTAGGGATAAGATTAAAAGAAAGCATAGAGTTGATGTAAAGCCATCAGAACTAAAAAATCACTTATACCTTTTTATTAATAGTACAATTATTAACCCAGCCTTTTCGTCTCAAACAAAAGAGAAGCTTATTACTGAACCTAAAGACTTCGGTAGTATTCATGTACTTTCTGATAAGACATTAAGACAAGTTTTAAATTCAGAAATAATTCAATCAGTATTAGATTGGATTAAACAGAAGCAAGCTGCTGATGAAAGATCTAAACTTAGAAAATTAAATAAAGGTTTAGATAAGAAAAAGGTTGTAAAATTAATTGATGCAAAAAAGAGAGGTGATAGAAGCAACTGTACTCTTGCAATCTTTGAAGGGGATTCTGCATCATCTGCATTTAGGCAATATAGAAATCCTAATATGCAAGGCGCATTTCCACTTAGAGGTAAATTTGTAAATGTAAGAGAATCTATTCCTTCTAAGGTTGTACAAAACAAAGAAGTACAATCTCTTATGGCTGCATTAGGTTTAAAGATAGGTCATGAACCTAAAGATTTAAGATACGGTAAAATATTATTGTATACTGATGCTGATGTAGATGGTAATTCTATTTCTGCTTTGTTAATTAATTTCTTAGGTAAATATTGGCCAGAATTATTTGAACAAGGTAGAGTCTTAAAGGTAGAAACTCCTCTTATGGTTGCTAAGAAAGGTAAAGAG